GCAATCTGAAGAAAAATATATACACGTTTCAAAAACATATTGTGAAGAGTGTTATAAGAGAGTCAAAAGAGAATCTACTGAATATAAAGAGTTGGTTGAATTCATTTGTAACAATTATGATTTAGATAAACCTACAGGTTTTATACTTAAACAGATTAAAGAATTTAAAAGCGACTATGGATATTCATATGCAGCTATGACTTATACTCTTTGGTATTGCAAAGAAATATTAAATAAATCTTTAATTGAAAAGTATGGAATATCGTTAGTTAAATATTATTATGATGAAGCGAAAAATTACTACTTACAACAAGAAAAATTAAAGGAGCAAATAAAGAAATTGTCAAATATAAAACCAAAAACTAAAGTAGTAAAACAAAAATCTGTAAATTCAAATAAAAAATCAGCGTCATTAGTAGATTTAAAAAATTTATTAGAAGGCGGTGATTCAAATTAATTTCAGTCAACAGGTAGATAAAAAAGCTATATTTTTACTATTTGGATGTTATTGTATAAATCCTAAATTTGCATTGTATGAAAAATATTCAACGAATGTAAATGATTATCCAGAGAACTTTCACAAAATGATTTGGGGAGCAATTGTAAATATTGCAAAAAAAGGAAATGTTGAAAAGATAACTTCCATTGATATTGAAAATGAGATTTCTCAGTTTGATACGGCGATTTCTCTATGGAAAAATAATGATGGTTGGGGATATATTGAATCAGCTATTGAAATGTCATCTGATAAAATTATGAATATTGGTAAATATTATGATGATGTTCGTAAATATTCTATTGTTAGAAATGCTGTAGAATCATTAAAAATGGATATCACTTTTTTATATGATGAAAATGACGATGAAAAATTAGAATTATTTAACAAATTAACGAGTACAGAGGTTCTTAATGAAATAAATAATAAGTTTATGGATTTTAAATCTATGTGGAAGAATATGTTTAATGATAATTATTCATTCAAAGTAGGAGATGGAATAACAGAAAGGTTAAATGAACACAAAGAACAACAGAACGTATATGGTTATCCTTTTCAATCTGGATATTTAACGACTGTATATAGAGGTATGCGACCTAAAAAATACATATTGAGGAGTTCTGTATCAGGTGGTGGCAAAACAAGAAATTCACTTGCAGATGGATGCAATATGGTATCCGATCGAATATATGATTGGAATAAAAAAGAATGGATTTCCACAGGTGATAGTCAACCAGTATTATTTATTTCTACAGAATTAGAAAAAGAAGAAATTCAAGATATTATTCTTGCACATGTAAGTGGTATTGAACAAGAAAGAATTGAAATTTGGGATGATATTACACCAGAAGAAGAAAAAATTCTCAATGAATCGGCAAAATATATTGAGACATATGAATATTATGTTGAATATATGCCTGATTTTACAATTGACCTTATTTCAGAAACTATTGAA